GAACCATTCTTTGATATGCACGTATTACTAACGGCTGATGCTGTTTATAAATTTAGTTATATATCAGGGGTCATGATCGTTTTTCATGCCCTTTTTGCTGTCTATTTTATTTATAGAGTTGTAAAAATCTTTAATCAATCAAGTCTCCGTTTGAGAGCACAAAGGAATTAATATGCTGATTTATATGGGCGAATTATTAAATGCTGAAGAAAAAAATGGTTTTGCATCTTTGACTTTTCGGTCTGAACGCTGGGATTTCAAACTTGGTGAAAAAGTGCCATTTGGCGAAGGTATTATTATTACTGATGAATGTAAGCACTTTATGCCGAATTATCAAAATCATATCGGCGAAACTATTTCTGTATCTGTTCGCCCCATCATCGGCAAAAATAAGCGAGATGTTTATTATCTAACTCTCACTGATGTTCTTGATCCTACCGAATTATTAACAGTTTAAAAAAGGATTTCTATGTACGTTTGTCACACTTTAGATCAAGAGAGTCGAGCGTGCTTGGAATGGGTGGTTGCCGACATCAGTTATTTTTCATTTTCTCAAGCTGACGCCCTTATCATCGGTGAATTTGTAGTCTCTTTCTTTATTCTCTGCTGTGTTTATGCAGTCATAATAAAGTCAATTAAATTAGCTTAATTCAAGGAATTTATTATGTCTCAAACTACTGTTGTTGCTACACGTAAGAAAAACACACTGGTTCAAGCTGTCGTCGCTTTTGCTGTAATTTCTGTCACCAATTCGGCTCTCGCCGTCGATAATATTACCGCCCTAGGCGAAGGCGCATCAGCAAATATTAATGCTGCTTTAACTGTTGCTTTAGCTATCTTCGCCGTCGGTATTGGTATTGCTGGAACCTTTAAGGGGTATCAATATCTAAAATCAGGCGTTAATAAAGCTTAATTTAAGATAATTACTTTCCAGCAAGATAGCTCTACCCTCAAAGTAGGGCTATTTTTTTAAGGTTTTTCTATGACTGATGCTCCTAGTTTTATTAATTTGTTGCCTTACTTGGTCGTCGCTTTTGCTCTTTTTATAGTAGCTATGTCTTTCAAATAAAGGTCTTTATATGAATATTATCGTCAGACGTCTCGCTGCTTTTATAGTATCTCTTTGCTTAATATTTGCCCCTGCCATGTCTTACGCTGCGTCTCCTGCGGGTTGGACTGCTACCGCTGCTAACACTGTCATGTCTGGTGCTACTGCGACCATTACCGCGTTTAAAAGCTCCAGCTCCGGCGCTCTAAAATCTGTCATTACTCATGCTCCTACTGCGGTCGCAGTCGGTAAAAATGTTGTGAGGCTTGGCTCAGGTGTAGCAATTGCTTATGCTTTGTCAGAGATTTTGGGTGAGGGTGTTGACTGGGTTATGGACCCCGCTAATAATAGTGTTATATATACAGCTGATTCTGACACTTGCGACGGCAACAGCTGTCAATATTTATGGTCTTCCGTACAAAATAATTCTGCCTACGCAACTTATCAAACTCCGCAGGCTGCGGGCACTGCTGCTTGTTCTATCATTAACGGCTATGAGCGACTTTTAAAAGTCGTTTATGGTCGCGATGACACTTATTGGATTGATTGTACGGGCTCTAGCGGTAATACTCGCCGCGCTGTTTCTCGTCACGCTAATCCCAATTACGACCCTGACGCCCCAACCACCGAAGAAAAATACATTCCGATTTCTGATGTGTCTGCAAAAGTTATCGCGAATGCCGAAGCTGGACACGCTGAAAGTCAAGATTTTGTAAAATCGGTTGCCGTTGGTGCTGTCGAATCCGGCGAATTAGATGCGGGTCTTGATGCCGTTGCTGAGCCTACTACCGATTCTCCTACAACCGATTCTCCTACAGCCGACCCTGACTCACCTTCATTCGATCCTTCGAGCATAATTTCTGCGATACAATCGTTATCTGATATTTTTTCGTCTCAATTTCAAGATTTGATGAACGTGCTAGGTCTAAACTCACAAGCTGAAATTGATGCTATTAATGTTGCTGCCGCTGACGCCAAGACTGCTGCTGCTGATGCGAAGACTGCTGCTGATGCGAAGACTGCTGCTGATGCTGAGTTAAAAGACTGGGTTATGACTGATGCCCCACCTACCCCCACTGATACTGATACTGCATTAGATATAGATGTTCCCAACGTCATACCTGTTGATACGGATATTAATTTTGGCGGTTCTTGTCCTGCAAATTTTGAAGTCAACAGCTCCATTTTTGGTAATCCTATTAACATAACCCTTTTCGACAGTTCTAAATTTTGTAGTTTTTTATCTACGTTTGTAAAATTCCCTGTTTATGCTTCTTCGAGTCTATTTGCTCTTTATATTTTAGGAGGTCGTAAAGATGTTTAGTGTTTTATCTAATTTATTAAAGGGCATTAATAAAGGCTGGCTTAAAACTATGCTTTTGGGCGCTGGTTTAACGCTTGGAGCTGCTGCTGGCTCAATGACCTTTATTAATCAGATGATAAATATGTTTAAAACCAATGCCAACTCTATCCCCGCCGATATTTTGAGTCTTGCTCACATCGCTGGATTTGACTATGCAATCAGCATAATACTAGGCGCTATTGTTGCCAGTGTTGCCATGAATGCAGGTTCTTTAGCTCTTCGTAAAAAGTGACGATGTCATGAAGAAGAGAAAGAGGAGGCACGACGATTGACGATGATGAATGATCCAAGGAGCTTACAATGTTAGGATTAATAACGGGCGTCCCAGGCGCTAAAAAAACAGTATTTGTGGTATCTAAGCTCGACAAAATAGAGTCTGAAAACAAGGTTAATATTGTCAAAAATATTAGTTTTTTTAAGTCTAATTTAAAGATAATCCACGATAAGGGTTTGCAAAATGAGTTGACATATTTTTACGATGATGTCGGCTCAGGTCATGACTTAAAACAAGTTATAACCATTCTCGATGATGATTATTTTGATTTGGTGGCTTTAGAGTATGACGAGTTGCGCCCTGATGATTATTATAAAATTACCACTATTTACAATCAAATAATAGATAGAATATTCGAGCGAGAAGCAATTAAAGGCTTTAAGTTTTTGCTGCCGGTACGCACAATTTACACTAATATTAATGCTCTAAAAATTGACTTTGTACGCTCACTATATGATTTATTAGATACTAAAAATAGCGTCGACTGGCGTAAAGCGCCGGACGGCTCAATTATCGTCATTGATGAAATACAGCTAGTTGAGCCGTTTAAGCAGACAAAAAACAAAGACGAGCCCATTGTTCAAGATTTGACGATTCATAGGCATAGAGGTTTCGATTTTTATTTCATTACGCAATCAGCAAATCTGCTACACGTTCAGCTAAAAGATTTGATTGGTTTGCATTGGCACATAACAGTTCCTTGGGGTTGGGTCTCAAAAGTTTATCAATATGGCAGTTACAGGCAAAACCCGAATGCTGTATCTATCAAAATGTCTGCTGAGCGCAAATTTAATTTTAGTCCCCCCGATCGTCTTTTTAAGCTCTATAAATCGACTACGATTAACACGCATCAAAAGCGGATACCCTATAAGCCTATTATTTTATTCTTAACCGTTATTTTTCTTGCCATTGGGTCATTTATTTGGGCGGTTGGCGGTTCTAAAGACAGCATGCTAATTAGCGGTATGACCGGCACACAAGCTGCTGCTACAACTGCTATCGAAAATCCTATGCAAGTTCCTTCTGCTGCTGGTTCCGATGTTCCTGCTGTTGATTCTGTTGATTCTGTCGAGCTTTTGCAAGTTCCTTCTGCTGCTGATCCTGGTCAAAACACTAACAACAATACCCGTGTTTTTAACTCCACTACTGGCGGTTATTACGAGGACTCATTAGCTGCACCTGTTAATGCAATGATGATGGGCGACAGGTGTATTGCTTTTAATCTCAATGGCAGTATGCTCAGAAATATCAGTTCTTCCGATTGTGCTATTCTTTTGAATAATGTAGGTTCATTGGCTAAAGTTTTATAGATATTAGTACAATAGTATTTCACATTCTATTAGGTCTTTATTACAATAATACTTTACACTATATCAATATTATAGTACAATGATACTCACGCAAACATTACAAAGGCCAAAAAAATGGAAAACATTAAAGTTAACATAACCAACATCAAAGGCAAGCGCAGTTCTACGACTCTTAATTTTGTGATTTGCGAAAACTACTATTTATTGTTCTCAGATACTGAAAGCTTAGAAGTCTCAATTCATGAGTCGATAGAGTCTTATAAATTAGCTATAGCATTCTGTGCCCAATCCCACACAAATCACACAGTTCAGCAAGCAGTTAAAAATGGTTTTAAGGGAATAGACCAATATTACGTTGAGTCAAACATGATTGAAGAGATAATTAATTTTCTAAAGAAGTTGAGCAACAGCGAGATTTTATAAATAATCTTCCCCGCTAGTTACATAATTATAGTTAATTAGTATCATAATACTTTACAGCTATTCATTTAACGAGTATAATAATACTCATACAAATAGAGCTATTATTATGAAAAACATCAAAGTAAATATAGTAAATAGAGTAGGCAAAAGAACATCAACAACAATTAACCAAAATATAGCTGTTTTTTATTATAAGTATTGTATTCTCCAAGCAGACAAAGACTATATAAAAGATTTTGATACCTGTCATCAGCATGATGCTGCAAATGCTTTTAGGAATAAATGCATTCAAGATTTTGTAAATAATTTGAATGTTGAAATTCTTAATAGTGATAATAGTCATCTAGGTCTTGACCAACAATTTATAGAATCAAGATTATTACATGAAATTAAATATTCAAATTAAAGACGGTCGAGTATTGATCAGTTGATAACTTCTTTTTGTTATCGGCTGACCAATGCTGACCCACTTGCGGTAGCAGTATGATAAATTATAACTGTAATTAAATTACAGACAATAAAAAACCCCGCTTGGGAATGCACTCCTACGGGGTTTACGAAACACCACGCTGTTCACACAACATAGTAAGGCTATTATAATGGATAATTCAATAGATTGCACTTCCTTTGCACCTCCTTCAGACCTCCCTTTTTTTTCTTCTCTTGGTATACTTACCAAATCTCAGTCCACGCCTGATTTTAAAGGTCTGCGGGCTAATGCTATAAAACGTGCTGAAAAATATGCGCTCCAAAATGAGGTTGTAAAATTACTCCCTGATGAACGAGTTCGTTTCTGTCTTAAACATAGAATATCCACTGATGAATGCGTTACGGTTCGTTATAACGAGCGTACTAATCAAGCGCATTATTCTAATGTCCAGCGTTGTGGCAGCGTTTGGGTTTGTCCTGTTTGTGCTGCTCAAATTAGTGAAGGCAGACGGCAGGAACTGAAAAAAGGTATTAAACAATTTAGTAATTATTTGAATACTGGTGCTGTTTATCTTTTAACGCTCACGAATGCTCATAATCATGGAGATAATTTATCTCAATTATTGGCTGGTCAAACGAAGGCATTAAAATATCTATGGGGTGATAGAAAGCCAAAAGAGCATTTACAGTCATTAGATAAAATTGGTCATATTATTTCTACTGAGGTTACTCACGGTAAAAACGGTTGGCATCCGCATTTCCATATCTTATTGTTTTTTGCTAAACAGATAGATATTAAGGCTCTACAGTTATTTATTGCTACGCATTGGCAGTACTGCTGTAAAAAATCAGGGCTCAAAATACCTAGCATCGAGAATGGTTGTGATTTGCGGGGCGGTGATTATGCTGAGCAGTATATTAGTAAATGGGGTTTAGAAGATGAAGTAACCAAAGGGCATATTAAAAAAGGTCGCCAAGGTAGTAATACGCCTTTCGATTTACTTAGGCTATCAGAAGATGGTTGTAAAAAATCCGGTTATCTTTTCCAGCAGTTCGCTAAGGCGTTTAAGGGTAAGCGCCAGCTATCATGGTCTAGGGGTTTAAAGGCTTTGTTATTAGTTGATGATACCAGTGATGAGCAATTAGCTGCTGAAACTGAAAAAGACAGTATAGAAGTTAAAAAGATAGCTTTAGAGATTTGGCGATTGATTAAACGTTATAGAGTTCGCGCTGATTTTCTAAAAGCTGTTGAGATGGATATTATCGACGGATATTCACGTGCTGATGATTTAGTTATAGATATAGCTCAAAAGCACGTTAAACAGAATATGCACGAAATCATGTTAGACGCGGATCTCCACCGCGTTCGGTTCAATTCTTTAGTTATAACCTAGTTATTCTTTTTTATTAGTTCTCCTATTTCTTCGTCAGTCAAATTTTCAAGCCCTAGTTTTATACTTGCGTTTATTACTTGGGCTTCTGTCACTGTTTTTTGTGTTTTCGTTATGTATTGAATCATTTTCTTTGATGCTGCTTCTGCTAATTCTTCATTAACTCTATACGTCTTTGGTGGCATGTCTTATCCTTAATATTGTAATTTGATTATAAAATTATTTGTAATTAAATTACAAATAATCATTGACTCATTGTATGCGAATCTGTATCTTAATATTACAAGCTGTTACATGCAATTAGATTACGTATGCAAAAGGGTTTTAATATGATTTAC